CATCAGCTAGTGATGATACAGAAGCTCCAGCCTGCACTGTATTTGCATTGTAAAAATTTGTTCCATCACAAACAAGAGTGGCTTGATTGCCTGCGGCAACAGTAGCTGTAGCTCCACCTGGAGTTCCAGTTGTAATTGTTAATGAAAATCCATTAGAGGTAACTTGATTACTTACCACATATAAAGCAACAACAGGAGGATATGTTACTGTTACATTGCCTGTAAGATTTCCTACATACTCTTGAATAATAGTTGTAGCTTCTGATGTAGATAATGTGTAATTGCCAGTTGTTACATTTTTAGTGAGTGCGGTAAAGAAAAAGTTTGTACTTGTTCCATAACCTACGGTGACATATTCACCTCCAGTACAAATAATAATACAAGCTTCATTTGGTTGAAATGTTTTGCTAATTGCTAAGTCAATTGTATCTAGTCCTGAACAATCAATTTCATAAGTGCCAGTTCCGTTATTTTTAAAAATTGTAAACCAGTTATCCCCAAGTGATGAAGCAATAGGAAGCGTTGCTACACCAGCTCCACCAGCCCATACTTTAGTTAAGGCTCGATCAGAAGGGACAAAAACATATCCGTCAGTTACTGATGATGTTGGGTGTGATTGATTTAATGTTGTGCCTGATGCGACTAATCCTTGACCTGCTAATGTAGCTGCATCAGGAGATGATGTGCCTAAGCCTAATGTAAGACTTTGCCATACCCCTGCTATTGTAGAATTGTTTGTAATAAATACATACTTCGCTGCACCTGGATCAATAGTAGTAATTACACTTCCGCTAGCATTTAAAATTGTTAGTAGGTATGCTGATGGATTTTTAATAAGTGTGTCTTCACCAACTGATACTTGGTTTGCAGGAGGTAAATAAACTGCCAAACCACTCGTTGATGGGGTGATTGACATAATACGAGCCACTACATTAGTAGATGCATTGCCATTAATAGGCCATACAAGCGTTAAGTTAGCAGAGATTGAGTAGGCAACATAACTTACATCTGTAGGTTGTATTACGTCACCAGTAAATGGATTTACATAAGAAGTCATAATTAAGTGTCAATAACAGTTGCCTGTCTGTCTCCGATACGTTGAGTGTTTTCTTGTTTAAGCGTATTCATAATGGCTGTGTATTGTTGTTGCCACATAGGTGTACGCTCGTCATTCTTTAAGAATGGCATAGCTTGTAGCAATGAGCCATATAACAATGCTTGTGGTGCATAAATAGTAAACCAATTTGTTTGGTTTGTAGAGTCAAGTGGTTGAACTCGCTCATAATATAAAACTTGGAAATTGTAAGCTGCTTCAGGTGTTGGTGCGATTAACCAATGACTGTAATCATAATCACAGTAGAATTTAGGAATATCTACATTGCCTTCATTAGGCCAATATTCACGTAAATATTCATATGTCCTAAGCAAAACTGGCTGTCTTTCATCTGCTACAACTACATTCATAGATACAGTTTTGTGCCATCTAGCTGGCTTTTGAAGGATGTTTGATCCTGTTACTAATGTAGAGTTTGCAACGGTTAAATTACCAAGGAATTTGATTTCGGAGGCAATCACTTGCTCAGCAAGCATAATAAATAGTGGAATTTTTTCAAGCGTGGCTTGGTCATTACGCTCTAAGTAAGACTGAATATTTTCGACCAAACTATCATAGGTCATTGCTACTGCTATGGTCATGGATTACCCTCGTAAAAATAATTGATACTCATCATTACGACGTTTTACAAGACCTTTGACAATCTTCCCGCCTGCCTTATTATATCTTAAAATTTGCTCTGCAGCACCCTTTTTATCGCCTCTAAGGATCTTTTGACGGAGGGTTGATCTTTGTAGTGTGCCCAAACCAAGGTTAAAAGCAAAAGACACAAGACTATCAAATTCACATTGTTTAAGAGGCACAGGAAGTTGCAAAGCAACTCCTCGCTCAAATCTATTGAGATCCCGTATAAGGAGCGCATCTATTTCCTCTAAAGTAAGTACTCTATTCCAAGCGTTAGGAAGAGACTTGCCATTACCAATAAGGTGACCAACTCCAACTGTCCATAGGCCAATACAATCTTTGTAAGGCTTTGCTCTAATGCCCTCATGGTGCTTAATAAGCCTAAGTCCTTCACTTGAAACACGCATTTATTTCCTTGCAAAAGCTCGTGAACCAAAATGGAACATGATGATAGCGGACCAAATTTGTTGTGTCTGATCGTCCCAAATAATGTCAATTAAAGCACCTGCATCCATGCCCTTATTCCATCCATATACAAAACTAGCAATTTCTATAACTACAAACAAGGCAAATAGACCTAATGATATTACAGGTCTAACAGCTGCTCTTGCTGTATGAATCCATGGCGCTGCCTTATCATCTTCCGACACCTTTGAGTCATTAGCATATAAAGCAACCATTTCATCAGCTTGTGATTGTGTTTGTATTTCTTCTAATTTAATAGCTTCTATTTTTTCTTGTGATGCAAAGCCTTTTTCAGCCATTGCAAGCTCACGGTCAATTTGTAATTGAGCCATTTCTCGCTCATGTTTTTGGTCAGATTTTTGTTGAAAAAAGTTAAGCACTGACGGGAGTGCTGATGTAGTAAATCCTAATAACGATCCGAGTAAGCTAAACATTATTTGTATCCTTTAGTTTTTTCGTGTTCTTCTAATAATCTTACACGAATAGATAATTCAGCTATTTGACCTTTTAATTCTTCTTTAAGCTTTCCTCTTGCTTCTGCTGATAAAGGACTATCAGTAGGAACACCTTGGGCAGTTATAAGTGCAGGCATCTTTGATTTAATATCTATAAGATCAGCTTGCATTCCTGATAATGATGAAAGCATCCAAGCAATAGCAGAAACTATTACAGGAAACATCATGCTAGTTAGTTTAGATAGATCCATTTTTTATCCTTATTTTAAAACAATGCTTAATAATAAAAGAATAATGGCACCCGCAGATGCCATTAGGATACCTTCTAATCTTTTGAGTCTTGCGTTAATTGCTTCATAACGAATTGAACAAACCTCTTCATGGGTAGAAAGACGGCTTGATATTTCTTCAGGTTGATGAGACATATTACGTCCTTCCTTGCATATTTGGTATGCGTCTCACAACGCTTTCACCGTCTTTAAGTTCCATAATTTTTCCTTACATAATTATGCAGCTTCTACTGGTGTAGCTTCTGCTGCGGATTGAGCTTCTTCTTTAGCTTTAACAATTGCTTCAGCTTGAGGAATGCCTTGTTCTTGAATTTTCTTAACTAACGCAAAAACTTGTTCATATGGCAATTTACCAAGATTTGCTAAAAGTAAATTTGCTTCATCTAAAGTTAAAACTAAATTAATATTTTCATTCATTTATATCTCCGTTAAATTTCATTAATTAAATTATACCAACCTGTTGCTAAATATTTATCACAAGAATACACAGGATTGCCTCTATGTGCATGTGTAAAAGCCGCAGGAAAAATACATACCATTCCTGCTTTTGGCTGCACTCTTACACCTTGCCATAAAAACTCTGTTTCACCTTCGCCGTCAGGTATGTCATTTAAATACAATGTCCACACCAAAACTCTTTCAGGGTCTTTGGCTCCTTGCTCACAATGCCAAACATGATACCCACCTCTAGGAGGTGTTTTTTGTAACTTAACAATATCAGACCTTAATAAACCTATGTTCTTTAAAACAAAAAATTCATCGGCATAAGCGTTAACACAAACACCTAAAACATGGTTTATGTCTTTGCTAATCCCATCAAAAACTTTGTGTGCAAATATTTGATAATCTTTTCTTCCATTTTCTTTTTCGGGAAATTGTGTATTCCCTTGATTTACTATTGATGGATCTTGACTATTATGTCTTTCCATCTTATCTATAATTTCTTGGCATCTTTCTTTTGGGAGTACATTTTCATAAATTCCAATAAAATCTTTTTGGAATGCATGCAATCCAAATACATTTTTTTCAATTTCTTCCATTAGTTAGACCATTGTTCCTGGGGCTTAATAATCCATTCTATAACGCCTTCCGTAGGGTTCACAGCAATTTGTCTTGCTTGTGCTCTTAACGGTAAAAAATCGTCTTTATTTAAAAGATGTGGTGTGTTTGCTGGGTCTGTAACGCTAGGCACTTCAATCCAGTCTGTGTTTTTAAGTCTTTGCACAGCAAGAGCTTTATTTTCTTCGGCTGTTGGAATATGTGGTGTTGGTGCTGGGGGTGTTGGCAAAACAAACTGACCATTGTTATAATACATGCCGGCAACAGTGTAGTCAGGACAGTCTACCCAGTAATAAGCAGAAGTTGATTCAAATTCAACATCGCTTACTGAAACTACAGAAGGAAATCCTTCTGTTAAATCAATTGGATTAATAAGGGCTTTTTTCATAACAAATCCTTGTTTATTTTATCAAAAATGGTTTTTGCCCACTTTTTTGAATCTTTTTTGTTTATCTTAAAATGACAATTTTTTGGGTTTTGAAAAACCACATCTGTATTAGTATACTTGCTTGATTTTACAGTATCAAGCCATATTAACATATCAGGGCTAAAAATGTCTCTAATTTGTTTAGTGGGAGCTATAAAGTCGGCTATCACAAATTTAGTATCACTTTTCTTAGCTAATTTTGTTATCCTTTCAGCTTGTCTTAATCTTCCATCAGGGCTAAAATCCCAATCCTTATGCGCCTCTCTTACCTCATCACCGTTAATTCGCATAGATGATATTTCTTTTTCCTGAAATAAACTATGCAACTCCTTAGCTAATTCTGACTTACCTGCCCCCGATAAGCCCATAATTAATATTTTAGTAGCCAATTTTTATAGGTGTATTGCTATGAAGATAACCTGCTCTTTTTACATGAAAATCAATATCTACAGGTTTGTATTCAATTTCAAAAGAATTACATATTAACTCTGCATATTTTTTAGGATCTTCTAAAAAAGCCTTTGAGTTAACATATAAAGTGTTATTTGAAATAATTGCCCAAGAAAATCTTTGGCTCCATTTTAAAAGCTCATACATTTCATCGCCATATTCAAGTAAATGATTATTTTTTTCCATTAACTTTTTATGATGATCTTCAAAATCACGATACAAAAAAACTTTCTTTTGGTTTTCTTCTTTTATATGAGGCATTACATCAACCAAATAGCTTGTATACTTAACCAAGTGATTATTGGGATGATGTTTTTTTACAAAATCAACCTTTTCCCATAAGTCATCTATTTCTAATGCCTCTCGTCCCCAATCAGGTTCTGAAAGAGTTGGAATTGATTTGCTTAAATGACAAGCTAAAAGCGTTGACCCACAAAGTGATGTGTGAAATAAAAAATATTTCATTTTTTAAATAACTTAAATGCTAATGTAACTCTAACTCCAGGGAAATTTCTACTTAATGGCATAGCAAAATGATCTATGTTATTTCTAAAATATAAAGCGGATTTTGGAAATGGGTAATAATGAATAACATCTTCTGTGTCTTGGTCTATAAATGCTGTTCCTCCACCAAGCTCAGGAGTCCATAACGAATTACAATAAACTAAAAAAGTTCTTCCATTATCAAAATCTGAGTCTTTATGCGGCGATCCTTGGCTACAAGCATTGTGACCATTGAAATAAATCCGCTCTACAATAAAATCATCACCTGTTAGTTGTTTAATTTTATTTAATAAATGGACTGAATAAAACGCATCATTCTCTAGTCCACTCATCTGCCAAAATAATGCACCATTGTCATTAGATTTATGATTACATGACCAATTAGGAGATAATATTTTTTCTTGAACCTGACTTAATTCATCTCTAGTTAAAAAATTTTTGTATTCTTTAATATCTTCTTTATTTATCATCTTTTTGTTTCATTAAAATCTAAAAACTGAGCAATTGTATATTTTCCATAACCTGAAAATTTTTTATCTGCATGTGATTTCATTTTTATTTTTGTGGATGTATGAGGAATGCATCCTTTAAAAAATACAAGCATATTATTTTCAATTGGAATTGTATAATCAAAATTTTCAAAATACAAATCTCCCCCCTCAAAAGCTTTAGGTTCTTTGTAAAAGTAACTTAGGAATGTAAATCTTGGATTGTCCACATGGCTGTTATATAATTCGCCATCTTCGTAGTATTTGATGGTAGTAAAATCTGAATTTGCTATTTTAAGATCCCATAACAGAGGACTCATTGATGAAATTGCATTTAAAATTTCTCTGTCAAAAACTTTTCTATTAATTCTTAATATATCTGAAATATTTCTATTGTTTTCATATATCGCATCCAATGCAATCCCTGTATGTTTAGGAAATGGTAATCCTGTAAGTCTATCAAATTTACCGCCTAAATCAGTAGCTGCATACAATTTATTTTTATCTGTGTAAAAGTCAAGCTCTCTCCATATTAAAGAAAGCTCTTCTTCTGTGTATATATTTTTTATTTTTGCGTGAGGAAATGGTTCTTGTAATAATTCAATTGTAATGTTTGTCATTAATTATCCAAAAAATTCTGTCACTATAAACCCGCCTGCTGCACCGCCTGCACCAGGGCCTGATTGTGCTGAACCTGAATTACCAGCATTTCCAGCACTTCCAATTGTTAATGCTACACTTTGACCTGTAGTAGTTGTTGACATTTGGAAATATATTGAGCCTGCACCGCCACCGGGACCGCCCGATCTAGCCCATTGACCATTTTCATTTTCATTTTGGGTATATCCGCCACCGCCACCGCCACCTCCGCCTGCGTAGTTGCCAAAAGAAAGCATACCGTAATAACTAGCACTAGACCCAAATGGTTGAGTTGTTAAATTAGTAACGCCAGCGTTGTAACTTGCATTACCACTATTTCCTGTGTTGCCATAGTTGCCTCCGCCAGGAGTTGCATAGGCACCATTACCACCACCGCCACCATTACATGTTACAAATGAACCAAAAGATGATGCATTGCCTGCTGTTCCTGCATTACCGTTACCGTTTTGATTTCCTGGGCCGTAATAAGAAAATTTAGCTCCACCACCACCTCCACCTCCACCACCTGCTAAAACGGCTACAATGTATTTGGTGTTAGCTGTATAGCTGTATGTTGTTGAGTATGTAAACCCTGGATTACCTGTTGTAAACGCTCTATTATTTGGTGGAGTTCCTGTACCACCACCTGATGCCGCAATAGTAATTGCGCCAGTTGTGTTAGTAATTGTAACGCCTGTACCTGCTGTGAGTGTTGCTGCTGTATAGTTTGTTCCGTTACCAATTGGAATTTGACCGTTTGTTGGAACAGTAGTAATACCAAGACCACCATTTGCTACACCTAGAGTTCCTGTGACACCTGTCGACAATGGAAGTCCTGTAGCGTTAGTAAGTGTTACAGAAGTTGGCGTGCCTAATACTGGAGTGACTAATGTAGGTGAAGTAGCAAGTACATTATTACCTGTACCTGTGTTAGCTAAGTTGCCTAATACACCTGCATTGTTATAAAGAATATAACCACTTGTTCCACTTGCAATTGTTGTTGTACCTACAGTTAATCCTGTAGCTACAGTTGACCATGTTGGAGCGCCTGCACCATTAGATTGAAGATACTGTCCTGATGTTCCTGCAGTAGTATAAGCATGTGCAGTACCTGTACCGTATCCAACACCACCTGCAGTAGGCGTTGCTGTAGAGTTAGTTCCGCCATTGGCGATAGGCAATGTGCCTGAAACTTGTGTTGTTAAACTAATTGAGCCACTTAAATTAGCTGTTGTATAACCTGTACAATTTGTAAGTGTACCTGATGTAGGAGTTCCTAATACAGGCGTTACTAATGTAGGAGAAGTTGCTAATACTACATTTCCTGAACCTGTTGTAGCAAGGTTACCAAGAGTACCAGCATTATTATAAAGAATATAACCTGATGTACCACTTGTAACAGATGTCGTTCCTACAGTAAGGTTTGAACCTGATGTTGACGCTAATAACTTTACTGTGCCTGAAGAGTTTTTAAAGTATAACTTTTCATCAATAATATTAATTGCTAACTCACCACTAAGCAAATTACCTGATGAAGGTACTGCTGCTGAAGTAGTCGAGTAGTAAAGTTGTATTGGGGTATATCCAGTAGCTGCCATAATTAAGTCCTTTTAGAGCCTAAAGTTTATCATAAATTAGAAAGTTCCACCACTTATGCCACCAGTAATTGCATTTGTTGATGAATTATAGGTTAAGCCAGTATTGGTTAATTGAGGTAAATTACCCGTGGTTGCGGTCACAAAGGTTAAATAGTTTGTCGTTGCTGCACCAGTAGTAATCGCTGTATTTGCTGCGTTTGTTGCGTTTGTTACGGCGGTTGATCCAATAACACTAACTACTTGAGCCGCTGTAGCAGCTGTAAATGCTGATGTACCGTTACCGTAAGCTAGTCCTGTTAGTGTTGCTACACCAATACCACCACCAGTTACAGGAAGTGTACCAGTTGTTAGCACTGATGTAGATGTTGCATAAACTGCACCATTAGTAGTAAAGGATGTAAGACCAGTACCACCGTTAGTTGTAGCTAAAGTGCCTGCTAATGTAACCGCACCACTTGTAGCCGTTGATGGGGTAAATCCTGTGCTTCCTGCACTAAATGAAGACACACCGCTTGTAGGTGCAGTCCATGATGCTGTTGTGCCATTAGAAGTTAATATATAAGTATTTGCGCCAATAGCAAGTCTACTTGCCGTATTAACGCCTGTGCCAATGATTAAATCACCAGTTGTAGTAATTGGACTTAATGCATTAAATGCTGCAGAAGCTGTTGTTTGACCAGTACCACCATTAGCAATACCTAAAGTTCCTGTAACGCCAGTAGAGAGAGGTAATCCAGTCGCGTTAGTTAATGTAACAGATGTTGGTGTACCTAAAACAGGGGTCACTAAAGTAGGACTTGTAGCAAATACAAGAGATCCTGTACCTGTTTCATCAGTCATTGCATTAAGTAAGTTAAGTGATGATGGTGTCGCTAAGAATGTTGCAACCCCTGTACCTAATCCACTCACACCTGTTGATATTGGTAATCCTGTTGCATTAGTCAATGTGGCTGATGAAGGAGTTCCTAAAGCAGGCGTAACAAGTGTTGGTGATGTAGACAACACTACATTACCTGTTCCTGTGGTTGCACTAGAAGATGCTGCAGTCAATTGACCTTGTGCATTAACTGTAAAGTTACCTAATGTATAAGCACCTGCAGTAACAGTAGTATTTAAAATATAAAATGCAGTTCCTGATAAACCTAAACCTGTTCCTGCGGTATATGATCCTGCTGTTCCACTTACTTGAACAAACACAATTGGAGTTGTACCAATTACAATTGGAAGATCTGTTGTTTGAACCCATGAAGTAGCAGAATTAACTGTTCCAAGTGTGACATAAAATAAATCACCAGGACCCACTTCATCTACACCACTACCTGAAACGTCAAAATCAAGTGCGCGAGTTAAAACCCAATTTGTAGATGCTGATCCTGGGGCTGTTAATGTATAAGCACCGTTATACGCTGCATTAGTTTCGTTTTTAATTAACAATCTAATCGCATTAGTTGCGTCTAATGCTGTCATAGTGTGACCATCGATGACTAAAGCAGCTTGAGTTCCCGCATTAGTTAATGTTGCACCAACACCTGAAGTGCCATTGTTGTAAGTAACAGACCCTAAATCTGTGGTCGTTGCATATTTAACAGCCTCATGATAGTTAACATTTGAAAATAAATTATCAACATAATTTTTAGTAGCTAACTGATAAGCTTGTGTTGGGTCTTGGGTAACAGTAACAGAAGTTAATCCTGCAGGAGCAAGGGATGTTGCACCTAACGAAATAGATGTAGTTCCTAATGTAATAGAGCTATTAGTCAATGCGCTATTAGGAATGTTGCTTAATGTGTTTAGCCCTGCATTAATTGTTTTGTTTGTTAGTGCTTGTGTTCCTGTTAGTGTAGCTACAGTAGCTGTATCAATTGCGACAGTGACAGCAGAAGATCCGTTATAAGATGTTCCTGTTAATCCTGTGCCAATAGTTAATGCACTTGGGTTAACAGCAGTAATTGTTGCGGTTCCACCTAAACTAACAGCAGTTCCATTAATAGTAAGTGAGCTATTTGTTAGTGATGCATTGCCAATATTAGATAATGTGTTTGTAGATCCACTAATTGACTTGTTAGTTAATGTGTCTGTAGTTGCTCGACCCACTAATGTGTCAGTAGATGTTGGTAAAGTTAATGTTCCTGTATTAACAATTGTTCCAATAATAGGAGATGTTAACGTCTTGTTGGTAAGAGTTTGAGAGCCTGTAAGCGTAACAACAGTTGAATCAATTGAAATTGTTTTTGGTGTTGAGCCATCATAAGTAGTTCCACTGTTATATTGTAATCCTGTACCTACAGTTAAAGCGCCACCCAATACAGAAACGATTGTGCCTGAACTACCTAATGCAATTGTAGTTCCGTTAACTGTTAATGAGCTATTTACTAATGCAGAATTAGGTATGTTTGTAAATGTGTTAGTGCTGCCACTCATTGATTTGTTTGTTAGTGTAACTACATTAGATGCTGTCACTACAGTAACACCATTAGATGTTAATGATGTAAATGCTCCTGTAGATGGTGTTGTTGCACCAATTGGAGTGCTATCTATTGAACTTGTCTCGATAGTTACGCCATTAAGAGCACCACCAGTAATATTTACAGAGTTGGCATTTTGTGTAGACATTGTTCCCAAACCTGTAATATCAGTGCTTGGAATTGTAGCTGATGCAGTCATGACAGATGTGCCATTGCCCTTAACATAACCAGTTAAAGTATTAGCTCCAGTACCACCATTAGCTACATTTAATGTACCAGCAAGGGTTACAGCCCCTGAAGTTGCGACTGATGGTGTAAATCCAGTAGATCCTGCGCTAAATGATTGAACACCACCAATAGTTGGGGCAAGCCAAGATCCAGCTTGATAAACTTCAAAAGAACTAGTATCTGTGTTGTAACGAATTGAACCGTTTGTTGGTACTGGTGCACGTTGTGCAGTTGTACCTGAAGGAACAACCATTGCTGCTGTGCCAGGTAATATTGGATTATTTGCAATAGTAATTGTTGGGTCACCACTAACACCTGTGCCATTAGTCACGGTAATTGTGTTTGATGTGCCTGTGATTGTGCGTGGATTTAATGTTGATCCACTGTATGTAAGAATGCCTGAGCCAACTAATTGAGCTAAACTTAATGGTAATCCTGTAAGACTTACTGTTGGATTGCCTGATACACCGTCACCATTAGATAATGATAGACCTACAGTACCTGCTGTAATTGTTCTATTTGCGAGAACACTTGTACTTGTTTTTGCTACAAGGCCATTACCTAGTGCATTTAGATTAGAAATAGCACCTGTAAGGCTAACTGTAAATGAACTAGCTGCGCCACCATCGGTTGTGGTTAATCCTGAACCTACTGCAAAGTAACGTGAGTTTGGTGTTGTAACGGAATTACTAACTTCTAAGAACGAAGCTGTTAATGTAGGCGCACCTGCAAGTGCAGCAGTTGTTGTTTGAACGGTTACGCCATTTTGTACTATGGGTACTGCTTCTGTGCCCGTTATTGCACTAGCGTTAGGTAATTGGGTTATCTGTACATTTGCCATGTTTAAGGACTCACGGTTAAGTTATCAAGGTTTCCATTATTCTCAGGATCTTGTGTGTTTTGTTCAGGTGATACAACATAACCACCGTAACCAGTAGTAATGATGCTATTATCAGTCACCGCTACACTCACATCAGGACGCGGAAATCTAAGGTTAATTCTTTCAGTCTGTCTTGCGGGCAAGCGATAAGGATCAAGTTGATCTCTACATCCTTCGTTGCATACGCGTAAACCAGGGAAATTAGAATCAGGCATTAAACTGACGAATGCTCTTTTCATTTTGCAACGGTCACAAACTGCTATTGCTAAGCTTGCTAACCCTTCTGTATCCATAAATACTGGCATTATTTTGTATACACACTAATATTAGGTGCCCAATAAATTGGTGACTTATCTCTTTCTTCTTGCTCTGCTTCGTTAAGATATTGAGCTGCCATTCTTTCCAAGTATTGAACTCTGTCCATTGGAACTTGTGGCAATTCTAAGCTTAAACGATGTGCTAAATTCATTATAATCGCTTCGTACCATCTTTGTGGAATTTCTAACTCATCTGTGAGAGCTCCAACATCCATAATTTGACGTGAATACCAAACAGTCATTTGCACGAATGCATCTGATGGTGTTGGCCATAAATAGATTTGTGGTACAGGAATTGTTCTGTCAAACCAAAATTGATATGGTTGATTTGCAGTAAAGTTTTTATTTGGTAAGTTTGTGTAGTCATCGCGGTTTAAGCGTGACATTTGAAGTTCACGGCTATTATTACCAATGTAAAGCTCACGAAGAGCCATTGTTGTGCCAGCATATACACGAACTCTGTAGTATTCTACATTTTGACCAGGATCAATATCAGTCCAAATCCATTGATTATCAGTCACTAAAACTTGACCTAAATCATCTAATGTATTCCATGTAATATTGTCAGTAGAGTATTCGTAAATGACTGACCATAATGCAGATCCACCGCCTGCTACGTACGGAAGAATACCAATACTACCAGCATAAATAGGATCATTCGTGCCATAAAAGACGGAGATATTTCCATTTGGTGAAGTTTGTTGGCAATAAGTGCTAGTATTTCCATCATAGACATTTGCTACTACGCCTCCTGCTGAAGATGTATATTGTCCGCTAGGGCGATTCATAGTGCGATAAAGCACATTTAAAGCGTCATTAGCACCTAATGGTAATTCATATATATATTTATCAGGTGTTAGACCAATAACTTCTTTACTAATTGCCCAATATTGAATACCAATATTAATTAAACTTGATAGAAAATAATAAAGAGACTGTCTAGCAGTCAATTGTTGTTCTGAAGTTAACTCTTCAGCTAATTTTCCACAACGTCGAGCTGCGTGGTCAATAACTTCTTGTACATTTACAACTGTGGTTCCTACGGTACCTGAATAAGCCATGTTTTCCCTTTACCAACCTGGGCAGTTCCAACGTCTTAAAGATGCTTTAGCTCTTGGTGCATCGCCACTAGAGTGTTTTACAACACCTGACATGCGAGCACAGAAACTATTCTTACGTGAGCCTCCTTGAGGTTGTGGTGCCTTTAAATTACTGCCTGTTTCTCTATTATATTTAGCTCGACCTTTAGCAGTTAAGCCTGCTCCTCGTTCTGTGGAGAGTTTTTCTCCTCTTCCAACTGAGAGACTGACTCCTCCGCCACTTGCTTTGGCTGTCTTAGCAGACTCCAAGAAATCTTGATGTGTAGGAGCGCCTGCTGAACCAACTTTACGCATACGTTCTTTACTGCCATGAGCAATTCTTTCGCGTTTTGCATGAATGTTTGCATATAATCCCCTTTTTACCATTTACATGAACCACCACGTTTTAATTTAGATAAATTTGTTTTTTTATCTTCGTGTTGTTGTTTGTCATGGATTGAAAATGCTTTTTTAATAAGTTTCTTGTCTTGTGTTACATCGCCACCATCAGATTTTTTAACTGATCTTTTTACAGCATAAGCAATAGCTACAGCTTGTTTCTGTGGCTTGCCTGCCTTAATTTCAGCTTTAATGTTTTTAGAAAAAGCTTCTTTAGATTTAGATTTGATTAATGGCATGATTAGTCAGGATTCTTAATAATTACAATGCTAAAGTTAGCAGAAACACTTGATGATGTTGTAGCGCTTGCGCGAACTTCAAGATCAGTTTTTTCAGGAAAACTTAACGGATAATTTAAAGGAATAGCAAAAGCACCACCATTTGCACAACGACCTTGAAGGGTGTTATCAAACACACCACCTAATGGTCTGTTATACAAGCCAATGGCTGTAAATGCATTAGCTGTAGTGCAACCTGTTGCAACAAGAAAATCAAAAATATATCCTGTATAACCTGCGGGTACTGTGTAAATACAAGCGGTTGATCCACCGTTAGCACTATATACACCATAAACAGTTGCGGGAACTCCTGCGGTTACAGAGCCAACACCTGCATAAATATTTCCCTCTGCTGCGCCACTTGATCCTGCAGTATTAACCATTAAATGAAATACACGCAAATAAGAATTAGTTGTGTTAACAGCGGTTTGACCATTCAAAGAAACTGTTTCGCTAATTTGGTTATAGCTTCCATCAAGTCCAACGATTGTAACTGTTCGTGC